GAGAAAGATACAATTCACATAATATTGATGGAAATGGATGGATGAGCTATAGTTTATGGATGCATTTTTTTAAAAAAGTAGATGAAGATTATGATGAATATGACGGTAGGACTATGAGGGTAAGACCTAAATCCCTACAAGGAATTGAAGATAATAATGGATGGATCAAAATAAATAGTGAGGATGATTTGCCTAAAAAAGACGGGTTTTACTGGGTGGTAGATTCTGAAACGTTAAATATTACAGATAGGTTTTTTGAAAGCATTAACCCTGATTATTTTAAACAATTCAGCACCCACTACCAACCAATACAAAAACCAAATCCACCACTATATTAATATGTTAAAGTTTTAATTAATTATTATTTATATTAATAATTGTTGTATATTTGTCACAACAAAAAAATAATAGAAATTATGAAAGAAATTGAAGTAGGTCAGATTTGGGAAATAACAACTGACAATTTTTTAACAGGAGAAGATAAAAAACATTTCAACCGTAAGTTAAAACTTAATAAGGGAGAAAAAATAGAAATTAGATTTCCTTTTGCTTGGAATTTTAGAACAGAGCAAAACGATTATTTTCACTGTCCTGAAAATGTTATTTATGAAAACTGTAAATTAATAGGTAAGATATGGAGTAAAATAAAATCACAAAACGAAGCGAAACTTGACGAAATATTGAGGCTTAATTTATATGACAAAATATGACAAACTACGACGAAGCACATTTAGGAGTTGAAAATTCACAACATCCAGCGAACCAGAAAGAAATTGAAGCGCCTCAGGTTACCATTGACGAGGATTGGTATTGGGAATTAGTAAATGACAGGACTGACCTAAAAAACGCAAGGGAAATCATCAAAGAGCTTATTGACTACGCTGAACAAGTTGGTAACATTTATTTGTTAAACAAATTAAAATCATTAAAAATATGCTAGACAAATTCAAAAAAATTAAAGACCGAAAGTTATTTTGTAATGTGCTTTCAAAACTAACAGGGTGCAATCCTCAATCAATTCAAAATAATTGGTTTAGGTTATTCTCTGCTGTTCCAAAGCCTTACATTGAAGTGACTGAAAACACAATCGATAAAATGATAGACTACGAAAAAGAACTATCAATGTTAACTGAAAAATTAAAACAAAAACATTTTGGATTATGAAAAAAGAGAAAAAACAAGCGCCAGTTTCTGAGACAGCAAAACAAGTTTTTGACAGAATGCTTTATACGGAAAAAAATACAGATGCGGTAGAAATGATGATTGAATTCGCTAAACTAAAAGTTACCGAAGCGTTAGAAGAAACAAGCAAACATTTCAAAAATCCTGAAAATGTTAGTTATATCAAAAATCATTACAATCTTGATAAAATAGTTTAGATATGAATACACAACAAATATTCCGACAACACAACAATCTTATAGCTTCTGAAATTATGGAAGATGTAATAACTGAGGAAAAAATATCAAGAGTAGAAAAATTCGATGTTTGGATGAAAAAAATACAAAACATCCACCAACATAATTACAAATCAATGTGCCACGCTAGAGCAAAAGTGGCAGCTAATTCAAAATAGAGAAAGTTATGAAAAATGAGATTACAATTATGCCAGTAAACGATATTATGGTTATGGCTAAAACATTTGCAGAAAGCGGAATGTTTACAGATGCAAAAGCAATGGGACAGGCTTTTGTTAAAATTCAAGCAGGTCAAGAAATTGGAATACCTCCTTTTGCTGCAATGTCAGGGATACACATTATACAAGGCAAGCCAACTATTGGGGCTGGATTGATCGCTTCGACCGTTAAGGGGTCTGGTAAGTATGATTACAAGGTAGTAGAAATGACAGAAAAAAACTGTTCTATTGACTTTTACCAAGGTAAAGAAATGATTGGAAACTCTAGTTTTTCAATTGAAGATGCTAAAAAAGCATTGACTAAGAATATCGATAAGTTTCCTAAGAATATGTTATTTGCTCGTGCTATTTCAAACGGTGTTAAATGGTTTTGTCCTGATGTATTTTCGGGCCCTGTTTACGTTCCAGAAGAAATGCCAGAACAAACAGAAGATGTTCCGCACACGGTTGTAGAGGATAAAGCAGAAGTTATTCCATCAATGAATAATGCTCAACATAAAAAGCTTTTAGATACAGCAACAGCCGAAAGATTGGAAGAAGTGCTTAACGCAATTGAAGAATGTAAATTAACCGCTACTGCTGCACAAGTATTAACTTTGGAAGAAAAATTAAAACAATTAAGAAATGAGTAAAAATTTATTCGAGGTTATGCGTGCCGAAGAAATGGCAACATTATACGATAGCACTTTTACAAAAAAAGAAGCTACAGCGACAGGCATTAATTTAGTTAAATCGGTTTTAGAATCTGGAGAGGTTGACAAAATGCACTTTGGAGCAAATTTAGCCCGTTTAAACGAAGTTATTTCTTCTGCCTTGTCAACATTCCGTGAGTCAATTATTGATACGGAAAAAGTAAGTGTATTAGGTGTAGAGTTCAATCCTGTTAACGGAGGAGAAACTTTGAATTATAAAGAAGATGAAGTTTATTTAACTTTATTCAATGATTTAAAAGAAAGGGAAGAGCTTTTAAAATTAGCTTACAAATCGAAAGATTCATTTTTTGATGCTTACGGAAACACGATTCCAAAAGTATCATCAACACCACGTAAATCATCAATAACAATTAAATTTTAAATACAATGGCAAAATTACAATCTTACGCAATGAGCGTATCGCTTACAAAATTACAACACAAAATTATTACGTCTAAATCAGGTCAAAAATGCTTGGTAATCCCGATTGATGACAATTATTTAACTCTAAAAGAAGACGCTGTTTATATGCAGACGGATGTTGTCACAATGGATAGCGAGGACTCTAATGGTAATTGGGGCTTTCAAGTTCAAAAATTACCTTCTGAAATTTATAAAAAGTTAGGTGCAGAAAAAGCAAAAGAAATCAAACTGCCTTATTTTGGAAATTTAAAAATATTCGAAAAAAAATCAAATGATGCAGTTCCAGAGGCTGACATTGAAATAGATGAAGATGATGATTTAGCATTCTGACACAATCCTAACCCTCCTAGCCGAGGGTTATTTTTTTATGTTAAAGTTTTAAATAAAAGTATTGTTTATAAATAAAAGTTACTTATATTTGTGGTATATAAATTTAAAAAATAAAAATTATGGAAGTAAAAATTTACAGAGAATTGGAGAACGAAACTTTAATTTTCAATGAACAAGATTTAGAGAAATATAATGCTTTAGCTAGCGAACTAGGTTTAGCCACACAGCAAGATGTTGAGCAACAGAAATGCCCAGTAGTATATCCTATTTTAAACCAAGCTATGCAAAGACAATTAAAAGCGTTGTGCCCTTCTAGTTTAGACATTTCAGAGTACAAGAGATCCACTATTCCTTTAGAAATATTGGAAGTGTATAAATTTGCTAAAGACAATGATATGTTTGAAAGTGTAAAAATTTGGTTTGATGATAAGCAATTAGACCCCTTAATGATTGGTTACAAATGGCAAAATGATACTGCTAAAGAAAAAGGGTATTCTTGGCAAAAAGACGCTTACTTAATTGCCCGTTGGGGAGATTGCGCAAAAGAAATACCAGAATTGTTAAAAGATGGATTTGAAAGAATAAAATTAGAGCTTCAAGAAAAGGCAATAGTTGCTCAAGAAAAGTGCAATTCAGTTTTAAGCAATTTAGATGTTTATACTAGAAAAATCATTAACGGTCAATCTAGTGATATGAGTATTGATTTAAGAACAGATGGAGATAATCCTTTTTAATCATGGGAAGAAAAAAATTTATAGGCAAGCGTTATCCAGTGATATGCCATCCGAAAGTAATCAAGGATGTTAGAAAGTACGCAAAAGAAAAAAGCGAGGAATATGTCAAGAACACAACAACTGTTATCGATAGGGCTTCTGAGATTACAGGAAATAGCTGAGTTAACCAATATCCAAGAAAGAACAATTGCTTATAGGATTAGAATATTAGGCATTGTACCGTTTGAAAGATGGTGGTATAACGAACACCAATTAGAAATGATTATTAATTTTGAAATATATAGGAAAAATGAGTGAGTTTAAAAACATAAAGGCGGAGATAGAAAATACAATCTACAATTAACCGCTTCGGCACAAAAACAAATAGAGGGATGAGTAAAAAAGAACATAAATTCCCATACAATTGGACATTAAAAGATGCAGTATTTACAAAAGATAAAGGGAAAGTTTTTAGCTGTTTTGCATGCGGTGGCGGTTCAACTATGGGGTATAAGTTAGCCGGATTCGATGTTTTGGGATGTAATGAAATAGACCCAAAAATGATTGAAGCGTATAAAACCAATCATAATCCAAAATATGCATTCTTAGAGCCTATACAAACATTTAAATTACGTAAAGACTTGCCAAAAGAATTATACGAATTAGATATTTTGGACGGGTCTCCACCATGCAGTAGTTTTTCAATGGCAGGGAATCGTGAAAAAGACTGGGGTAAAGATAAAGTTTTTAGAGAGGGTCAAGCAATGCAAGTATTAGATACATTGTTTTTTGATTTCATTGATTTAGCTAAAGAATTACAACCTAAAGTTGTTGTCGCCGAAAATGTTTCTGGCTTATTAATGGGCAATGCAAAATCATACGTAATTGAAATTTACAAAGAATTTGATAAAGCAGGTTATTATGTGCAGCACTTTTTATTAGATTCTTCTTCAATGGGTGTGCCTCAGAAAAGGGAAAGAGTTTTTTTTATTTGCTTACGTAAAGATTTATCTAATCAATTTATGGAACAAAAAGATATGTTTACGTTTTTACCTAAAATTGAAATGATTTTCAATGAAAAGAAAATACCAGGTAGAGAATATTTCGATTACAAAGGTTTACCGATAACGGACCACGCAAAACAAGCTTGGGATGGTAGAGAAAAAAATCACACTAAATTGTCTGATTCTAAAAAAGCTGTTGGAATGAAAGAAACTAATTTCAATTGTAAATACATTTTTAAAGATAAACCATTATCAACACTAACGGCAAATGGATATCATTCATACATTCATTACGACAAACCTGTTTATATTTCTGAAAAAGAAATGAAATGTGGAGGATCTTATCCACAAGATTACGATTTCGTTTCTAATCAATGGTATTATTTAATTGGAATGTCAGTACCTCCCGTTATGACTGCTCAAATTGCATCAAATATTTACGATCAATGGTTAAGTAAATTATGAAAAAACACTGCATAGATTGCATTTATATCACACCAAAAGGATGCGCAAAGAATAAAAAAAATGGGTACTTAAATTGTGTTACATTCCGAGCTATTCCGATTGACACTCTAATAAAAGAACGGAATAAACTTTTGTTGTCTGGTGATAATCCAGAAAGATTAGCTTACTTAACTGAAAAATTAACAACTTTAAATGGGGGGATAGTATGACACCACTACAAAGAATCCTAAAAGTAATGAATTTTTACCACGAGAGGGGTATTAATTCGGAGAGAGTAAATAATGTTTATAGAAAAATACTTGGATTATGAAAAAAATACACATTAATAACGATGATAATTATGCAACTCCACCAGATTTGTACAACGAACTTGACAAGGAATTTAGTTTTGATTTCGATCCTTGTCCTTATAATGAAGGAGAAATAACTCCTGAAACGGATGGATTGTTAAAAAACTGGGGGAAATCAAATTTTGTAAATCCTCCCTATAGTCAAAAAATAAAAGAGGCTTTTGTCTTAAAAGGAATTCAAGAACAGAAAAAAGGTAATACAAGTGTTTTTTTAATTCCAGTATCTACAAGTACAAAGTTATTTCACGATCATATTAAGCCAAATGCAAAAGAAATAAGATTTTTAAAAGGTCGTGTGAAATTTGGTAAGCTTGATTCAAAAGGTAATTTTATCCAAAGCAAACAAGGTGGTACCAAGGATAGTATGATTGTAATATTTTAAAATTATGAAAAGAGTAATATTAGAATCTCCATACGCTGGTTTTATTGAAAGAAATATTCAGTACGCTAGAATGTGTGTTAAGGATAGCTTAAATCGTGGTGAAGCTCCAATAGCATCCCATCTACTCTATACTCAATTAGGTATATTAAATGACGATATTCCAGAGGAAAGAACCCAAGGCATTAATGCTGGTTTAAAATGGAAAGAAGTAGCAGACTTGCAAGTATTTTATGTTGATTATGGAATTAGTAAAGGTATGCAGTACGGAATGGATTACGCAAAAGAACACAATATACCATTTGAAATTAGAAAAATATTATGAAAACAGAACCAATTAGAGTTGAGATTTACGAAATTTATGAATCTAAAATTAATAAAAAATGAAAGCAAGTGAGTTGATGATTGGGAATTGGGTAAATTTCGCAGAAGAAAACGTGTTATTTCAGATTGTCGAAATTGATAGCGAAGGATTAACGGTTGAAAATAAGTCGGATAAAACTTGGATTGAATTAGAAACTTTTGAACCAATTCCGCTAACCGAAGAATGGTTAGCTAAGTTTGGGTTTGTAAAATCTGAAGAGAAATTCAATTACTTCGAAAGAGTAACTTATAATAACTACACATTAGAAGCTAACAAAAGAATTATAAGTTTTAGTATAGATAAATATAAATGTTTAGACTGTAGTCACGATCATGTTAAATATGTACACCAACTCCAAAACCTTTATTTTGCATTAACTGGAGAACAATTAAAGTTATAAAAATGGAAAAAGAAATATTAATATTCATACTTAATTCAATAGGAGGATATATATTGTGTGGTCTTATTTTTTATAATAAAAAACCAAAGAAATACTTTTTACTTAATTTAGTTTTACTAATAATAGCTATTTCTTTGGTAAAATTGAGATAATTCCCTATATTAGCACAATAAAATAAGCCTAGTGAAAATTAGGCTTTTGTAATGAAGTGAGACGCATTGCAAATTTACCGAAAATATTATAAAAATTCCATTTAGGAAGCCCGTCTCACATATCGGCTTTTTATCTGGAATTTTAACTTTTATATAATATTAATATGGAAAACAATTGCAACAATTGTGGTAATAATGAATTAACTTTTGTGTTGTTCACTATGAAAAACGGACAAAAAAGAGTTCGTAAACAATGTTTAAAATGTGGAAATTCTGACGCAACTACTTATAAACATTCTCTATTTAAAAATATTTATACACTACCAATATATCAGCCCAAATTAAGAGAAAAATTTATTCAAGATAAAGCCGACCAAAGATATTTAAGAAGAGATATTGGGGCTAAACACTACTATAATGATGTTTATTTAAAATCTACGGAGTGGAAAAACAAAAGAGAAAATACCTTAAAAAGAGACAATTATACTTGTGTTTGCTGCGAAGACAAAGCTACTCAAGTACATCACATAAATTACAATCACGTTTATCATGAAAAAGAAAAAGAATTAATTTCTGTGTGTAAAAATTGTCACGAAGGAATACATGGAAATAAAGTTATTTATTTTGGAGGATTAAGGGCGGATTTTGGAAGATTAGGGCTTTGTCAACATTGCGGAGAGTATCACGAAAATGGAAATTTTAACCTATGTAATAATTGTAAACAATGAAACCATATCCAGACCAACAAAAAAGCATAGACGAGATATTTTTAGAATTTGAGAATAAGAAAAGAATACTTTATCAGCTATCAACTGGCGGAGGAAAGACGGCTATATTTTCATTCATAGCAAAACGTTTTATTAAACAAGAAAAAAAACGTGTTCTTGTATTAGCTCATAGAGAAGAATTAATAACACAAACACTTCGAACATTGCGCACAATTGGTGTCACTTGCGAAAGTGTTGTAGCTGCAAAAAAGAGATTATTGCATAATTCTGATTGTTATGTTGCGATGATTCAGACAATCAAAAATAGACTTCGTAGCGATTCTGAATTTTGCAAAGACATAGGAATGATTATAGTTGATGAAGCGCATTTAGATATGCACAAAGAAATATTTGATTATTTCCAAGAAGCAAAAATATTAGCTGTTACCGCTACTCCAATATCGCTAAAAAAGATTTCTTTCTCCCGTTGTTCGATTTGTAAAAAAGATCATGAAGAAGTCGTTCAATGTTGTGGTTTTGAAACATACGAGTATACACGAAATTTCACATATTCTGAGATTTACGAAAATATCATTATTGGGAAATCTATTTCAGGATTGATAATGGACGATAGACTTGTTCGAGACCTAAACTATGAGATAGGAAATATAGACAGGAATTCATTTGCTATTGATTCAAAAACAGGAGATTTCGATACAAAGAGTACGGATAAATATTTTGGAGAATTCAACGTAGTAAAGAATTATGAAGAAATTTGTAAAGGAGAAAAGACGATAGTTTTTAATAGTTCAACATCAACAAACAAAAGTACGTTCGATTATTTTATAGATGCAGGATATACAAATGTTAGAATGTTGGATAGTATAAATACTAAGAGTTCAGAAAGAAAACCTATTTTAGAATGGTTTAAAAATACACCAGATGCTATCTTACTTAATTGCGGAGTGTTAACGGCTGGATTTGACGAACCTACTATACAGGCTGTAATTCTGAACCGTGCGACTTTATCTCTTTCTTTGTTTCTACAAATGGTTGGACGTGGAGGGAGGAAATGCGAATCAATTTATAAACCACATTTCAAAGTGATAGATGGAGGTGGTAATATTCAATACTTCGCTGCAAAATATGGGGGTACTGGTAAGTGGTCTGATGAATATGATTGGGAAAGCATTTTCCACGGAACAAATGAAAAACCAAGACCAAAAAAAGAAGCTTTAGAAAGCACAAAACTTTGTGAAAATTGCGAGTGTTTAATACCTAAAAATTCTTTGGAATGCGAGGAATGCGGATTTATTTTTAAAGATAAAGATAAAGAAAAAACTTTTTCTGATGAAGTAGCTGTTTTGGTTGATGAAATACCGTTGCCAAATGGAAGAAAGATTGTCGAATATTGTGAGCGTTCTGGGAAAGACAAGAACTTCGCTTGGCTTATTCTTCAGAATCAAATACTCGATCTTTTTATACGGCACTCAGTAACATTTGGCAATTTTACAAACACGCTTGATAATGGAAAATTCGAACAGTCAATGAGACGAATAATAAAAGAGCCTTATCAGTCAATTCAAGGGTCTGAATTAGAAAGCGGAACAATGAGAACCAAAGCATGGTTAATAAATAAAATTAAACAAAAATTAGAGAAATATTATGAAAAATCAAAACGAAACATTAATACAGCAGCAAATAGTAAAAGAGATACGGAAGAATTATTGCAAGCCTGAAAGTGAACCAAGGCTTTTGATTATGAGTGTGCCTAATGGTATCGGTATTAACGTTCCTATATCTATAAAAAAAATAGTCGACAAAGCTATTTCTGTAGCTATAGAAATTATGAAGCAGATAGGTTTAACCGTTGGAGCTTCTGACTTACAGATACATGGTATGTATGGTCGTTGTGTTCATTGTGAAATAAAAACCAACACAGGAACACAATCGGAAGACCAAATAAAATTCCAAAAAAGAATAGAATCATTACAAGGAAAATACTATCTTCTAAGATCGGTTGAAGATATAAAATTAATAGACTTTGATTGGTTATTAGGAAAATATTAGTATATTTACAGAACCATTCTAAAGAGTGGTTTTTTATTCAGAAAAAACGTAAAAAATTTTACAATGACAAGATACGAATGCACTCAAAAGGTAAAAAAAAGAATTCAGGAATCCAGCAAAGAGGAAGTAGCTAAAGAGATAGGTATTTCAAGACCTACATTAGACGCAAGAATACAATGGCATACTTGGAAAATTTCAGAAATATCACATATTCAAAAGTTATGAAAACAGCCGAAGCAATGAAAAGACTTCATTTCACAATATCAAATGGGAATAAGCCTAATGAAGTAGATATACAGGCTTTAAACCAAATAATAAGAGACCAGAAAAAACAAGCAGAAGAAACAACCAAAGAGCATTATTTATTGGCTAAGTTGTACGCTGTTGTATTAAGGTCAAACACTGAGTTTTTAGGTGATATAGTCGAGGCAAATAGAACAGTTAATAATATTCTTTCTAGTCCGTTAGAAGATCAGTTACAAAGGCTTCTTTTAGTTTTACAACATCAAAATTTATCTAACTACTTTAAAAGTAAAGAGATTTATGATCCGTTATTGAATAAAGAGAACTTAGATACATACAAAAAATTGTTCCCTGAGATTTCTAAAGAAGGTATCGATTACGCTTTTCATGCTTGGGATACTGACAATCTTACAGCACATTTTCAATTTACATTAAATCAATCTATAATAAACTTCAAAAACAATGATTGATGAAATCCCTATTAACGGAGAAATTAAGAAAAAAATATCTATACTGGATATTGAAAAACATAGGATACTTCCAAGTGATGAAATACCAAAACCAGACATTGTTTTATCTGTAAATGGAAAAGTTGTTTCTACTAGAAAAAACATTTTCGGAATAACTGGAAAAGCAAAAGTAGGTAAGTCTTTTTTAATGGCTTTAATAAATGCTGCTGTATTAAAAAAGGGTGAATTCGGAACACTTTCTTCTTATCTTCCAAAAGGGAAAGACAAAATAATATACATAGATACTGAGCAATCAGACTATCATGTATCATTAGCTTTGAAACGTATAAAAGATATGGTAGATGAAAAAAAAATAGAAAACTTATTTATGTACGCTTTTGACGCAGTTCCTACAACAGAAAGATATGCTTATACTGAATGGTTAATTAACAATACAAAAGGTGTAGGGTTGGTTATTATAGACGGTATAGCGGATTTAGTTAAAACAGTTAACGATGAAATAATAGCTGTAGATATGTCCGACACGCTAAGAAGATGGGCTACATTGAACGATATTGCAATTGGTTATGTTCTGCATCAAAACCCAAGCGATAACGCTAAAATGAGAGGTCATTTAGGAACTGTTTTAATGAACAAAAGCGAGACTGTTATACAAATATCTTCCAGTAAGGAAAACGAATCTGTAAAGCTAGTAGAGACTACTCAAACGCGTAATGCTAAACCTGATAATTGGTCTTTCGAAATAATAGACGGCATGCCTACTATAATGGATGAGTGCTACGAAGAACAAAAGCCAGGTAGAAAATTACAAAAGCAGCTAAAGGATTATGAAAAGTATTCTATTTTAAACGAAATATTTGTTGGTACTTTTTTATCAAACGGAATAGGTTATACAATTCTTACAGAGAAGATAAAAACAATACATTTAGAAAAACATGGAAGTATTGGTGTAAATGCTTTGAAAGAACTTGTAACATATTGCAAAGAAATGAAGTGGATTTGTCAAGATATTCCTAGAGGAAATTATTTTATACATCCTTTTGAAAAGTAGGAAAAGTTTTCAAACTCGGTTTAAGGTTTAAAATCAATAACAACTACTAAACCAAGATAAAAAACTTACAAATACTTTGGTTTAAAAATAGAATTCGCATTTTTAAACCAAGTTTTAACATTAATAATTCAATAATTTAACAAAAACAACGATGGTATTCTCAACAAAACATATTTTTAAACCAAGTTATTCGCAATAGGGTGATGGTTTACGCACCCCTATATAATAGGGTGCGTAACCTAAACCAATAAACCGATAGAAAAACAAACCCCCATCCCTATAAATCGGATGGATTAAAAAAAAATAAAAATGGATACACAAAAACAAAAAGATTTTTTAAAGCTGAAAAGTAAATTACTAAATGAAATTGAATACAGAGAAGGTGTTTTAAGGCAATTAAAATGGGATTCGTACAAAGAAAAAGGATTTGTATCTAATTTTATTAGAAATTTTCTAATAATAAAAAAACCTGAGGCTCCAAATTTATTTTGGAAAGATGGAGAAACTTACGGAAGATATTTAATAGATGCCGACAAAGAACTTCATAAAGATATTGCGTTGGCTTTTGAAAAGTCAATTGAAAAATTAAAAGTTGATTATGAAAACGCTATTGCTCAATCTTAATTATAACAACCCAATTTAAACAACGAAAATAAATAAAACAATATAAACCGTTAGTTATGAAAAAAGAAACAAGGGGAGGGGCTAGAAATGGCGCAGGAAGACCAAAGGGGATTGAGACTATAACTATCAGGATCCCAAAAGTATTAAAACCTATAATCGAAAGATATATTAAAATAAAAATGTTAAAGTTTTAGATTTGTGTTGCAGTATTCAAAAATAGTCTTATATTTGAACTCAGATAACAACAATTAAAAAATAGGAATTATGAAAACAAAAGATTATATACAGGTATTATACGTTGTGGCAGGAGTTGCAATCACATTAATAACGCTTCATTTAGTTGGAGCAAAAATATTTTAGAATAATTTAATAATTTCAACACGATAAAACTAGAAGTAGTTATAGCCTTAAAACAGAACTGACAGCAATTTTTAAGGCTTTTTTTTAAATCAAAACAGTTATGAAAAACAAAAAACCGATTGCAATGCGTTGCGACAAGGAACAATTCAAGGCGATTAAACCTAAGTTGGAGAAAGCGAAAATAGAGATTAAGAATATATCAGATAACTTTGGTCGCTACTGTTACTTAGTTAATAATTATATAGGAAAACGTTCAGTGTCTAACGTATCTGTATTATGGATAGATGAATTTAACAGAATAGTCCACGAACAATGGAACGAAAAAGTATTTCTTGAAGCGTGTGGGATTGATACAGAGCCGGAGTATGTGATAACTAAAGATCAGCTTTTACAGCTAAAAGGTACTGTAGCTGAAAAATGGTTTCCGGAATTTTTTGAGGTTAAGTTAGAGGTCGGGAAGTGGTATAAAAAAGATGATTTATTATGTTTAATAAATTTCATTGATGCTAAAGGAAGGTTTTTTCAAAGATTTCATTGCTATGGCTTTAATACACCAACAGGATATAATAATTTTTGCTTTGATGTTATGCATGATGATTGCCACGGTTTTAAACCAGCCACCCCTCAAGAAGTTGAACAAGCTTTGAAAAATGAAGCGGTTAGGAGAGGTTTTGTTGAAGGTGTGTACTTTCAAGTTCCAAATAGCTTGACAATTTCAAAATGCGAAAATGAAATTATATTAAATCCAAAAAATAACTCTATCTTATATTATGGAGATTATTGCATTTTCAAAGACGGCATCTGGGCTTCAATTATCCCAACAAAAACAAAAGAAGAAGCTGAAAAGTTGTTGAATTGTAAAATAGTTTAGGTTATGAAAATAGAAACAAAATACTCAATAGGGCAAACGGTTTATTTTTTAGAAAGTAACTCCGTAAGAAATGGCAGGATTACTAAAATATTTATAGAAACAACAGAAGATAAAACAGAAGTCGAATACAGAAACTCAGATTCTCAAAATATATTTGAAGAAATTAAGTTATTTAAATCAAAAAAGGAGTTATTAGAAAATCTTTAACTACCTTTACACCGACTTCATAACTCACTTTTTTAAAAACCAAAGGTAATGGAATCGGTAGACGCAGGTGGCAAGTAAGTTAAGCAAAAAAGCACAACTAAGTTCACAATTTGCCGAACAGTCTCGATCCCCATACTTGGCTTAATTTTTTAACCTCAACACAATTAATTTTGTAGTTGAGTTTTTTTTATGTAATTTTGGGTTATTATGGCGTACGACAAAGACATATTTTTCCCTATGATACTTTCAGAAATAGAAGAAGGTAGTTCTTTGCGTTCTATTTTATCAAGAGAAGATATGCCAAGTAGGTATGCTTTTTTCGAGTGGTTAAAAGATGATGAAGAAAAAGCTAACCAATACGCGCGAGCTTGTGAAGTAAGAGCAGAAGGTATATTTGAAGATATTTTAGAAATAGCAGATGATGCAAGTAATGATTTTACATTAGCTGATATTGGTGATGGTATTCAAATTGAAAAATTTAATTCAGAACACGTTCAAAGAAGTCGTTTACGTGTAGATGCTCGTAAGTGGATGTTAGGTAAAATGAACCCTAAAAAGTATGGAGATAAGACAGATATAACCTCGGGGGGTGAAAAACTGCAATCTACCACAAAGATTGACATCACAATGCCAGACGGAAAAACAATAGATGATTTTTCAATTGACTAATGAATTACGGAATCACACCAGTTTTTTATAAAAACTACCAGGCGTTAAAAGTAAAAAACGAAGACGGTACTCGAAAGTATAAATACATAATCAATACTGGATCTTCCCGAAGTTCTAAAACATATTCTTTAATAGAGTTGTTGCACCGTATTTGTGAAAACAATAAAAACTTTAGAGTTACCGCTTGGCGTGATACAAAGAAAGACGCTAAAGATACTATTTGGCAGGATTTCCAGAAAGTACTTTCTATATCTGGAAGATTAATTTATAAGAACAGGAACAAAACAGAATCTTATTATTCTTATCCAGAAAACAATACCACTTTTGAAATCCACGGAGCAGACGATGAAGAAAAAGTACACGGACTTACTCAGCAAGTAAGTTGGTTTAATGAACCTTATAAGATTTCAAAAGATACATTTGATCAAGTCGACCAAAGAAGTGACCTTGTTTTTATAGATTGGAATCCTAAAAAATCACATTGGATTGATGATATTGCAAAACAAGATAATGCAATAGTAATTCATTCTACATTCCAAGACAATCCTTTTTGCCCTGTAGAGCAGCGTATAAAGATTTTAAGTTATCAGCCTATAATTAGAAGCTTTGCTGTTGAGAATAAATTAATATCAGAACTAGATGTGTTTGGGTACGATTTCGAATTAAACCCGTTATCGATACCCGAACCGTATTTAAAAGAATTGTATCGTTGTTTATTAAACGAAGAACAGCGCTCTGCAAACATTACAAAATGGGATATTTACGGATTAGGGGTAAAAGCGGAAAGACCAAACCGAATTTTTAAATGGGAATCTATTCCGTATTCAGAATATTTAAAATTAGATGTAAAAGAATATGTAGGCGTTGACTGGGGAAAGGTAGATGCCTTCGGGATATTAAAAGCTAAATATTACGATGGAAAATTATATTTACACGAACTTAATTATGACTCTGAAAATAAATGGGAAAATAAATTAACACCTTTGGAAAGACAGAATATTAAAGGAGTTGATGAAGGTTTTGTAACTTGGTTATTTAAAAAACTAGGTATAAATCAAAACTTAGATGTTTTTTGTGACAGTAACCGACCATTAAAAATATTAGCATTAAGGAAATCAGGATGGGAACGAGCCGTTGCAGCATTGAAGCCAGCAGGGAGTATATTAGATGGTATTGACTTACTTGATAACTTAGAAGTATATTACACAGATTGCAGCGAAAACTTAGCTTACGAGCAAGAAAACTATAGTAGGGTAGTCGACAAGTACGGAGTTGTACAGGACGAAGCCGAGGACGCAAACAATCACTTGATGGATCCAGCTCGTTATATTGTTCTTTGGTTACAAAAATTAGGAGTAATTAAAAAAGTATAGAATAAATTACTATATTTGCTTTAAATAAATAGTTTATTAGCTCAGCTGGTAGAGCAAGACCGTTTTAGTCGCCTGCGTCACAGGTTCGAATCCTGTATAAACTATTTATTAAATTATAAACTTTCAATGTTGCGATAACATCGATAATATGACAAAATCAGTTTTAAAAAATAACAAAAGGATTACCTGCTTAATTGTGGGTAGTCCTTTTTTACTTTAATAATTAATGGGATTTTCTTTTAATATAAGCTTTGGAGGCAATCAAAGAGAGCCGTTAAGTATAGATACTGATAACGCAGGGAATATATTTTATACAATGTTCAGCTCTAGCAGTGCATTAGGCAAAGTTATACCTGATGCAGATAAATTAAGAATCGTTCTTAATAATCCAGCTTTATTAAAAGTTATTGCTTTAGATTGCGACATATTTTCACTTGGTAAAATAAATAAATATCAAGACAAAAAAATAAAAGAGGTTGATTTTCTTTATTCAGAGACAAAGAAGCCTAACATGCTTCAAAGCTGGACGCAATTTGATTACGATTATAAATTTTGGTTAAATATTTTTGGTACGGCTTATTTGTATAATCCCAATAATTCAAAAATACTAAATGAAAATAGTAACCTGCAATGGCTAAACCCTTGTAATTTTCAATGGGATTCTAGTATAGTTCAAAAGCTACAAGCTTTAATATTGTCAAAGCAGTCTTATAATGATATTTTTAAAAACTCAGTTCTTTATAGATTTGACAACGGAGATAGTAAGTGGATTAAATTAAGCGAAATAACACCGTTTCACGATTTAACTAACGCTGGTTCTAACAATCCTATGAAGGGATATAGCAGAATAGATGCTTTATATAAAGTTATAAAAAACAGTGAATTAGCTTTAGATGCTAAAGGAATAAATTTAGAATTTGCTCAAAAGTTTTTGGTTGCAGGAACTTCTGATCCAGAAAATGTTACTCAGTTGCCAATGGACGAAACCGAGAAACTGAGTATTGAAGAAAAGATACGTTCTAGCAAAAAAGTACACGCTGTTAAATCAATGATTGACATTAAGCGTTTTGTAGAAGATATTGGAAAGTTAAAAATAGACGAAAGTTTTTACAATGACTATTTCATGTTCGGAACAATGTATAATATCCCACGTGATATTTTAGAGGCGAATTTAAAGGGATCTACTTACGAAAATCAAGAAAAATCTATGGCTAGATTGATCGAATATTGTGAAGCTCCAAAAGGACAGATGTTAACAGACTGGTTAGAAAATCAATATGGATACCAAGACATAAGAATGAGCTGGTCGCACTTAATGTTTAATCAAGTATTTGAAAAAGAAAGAGCTGAAAGAGTAGGTTTGCAAATTGACAACATTATAAAGGTTAAAGATGCTGGAGGAATAAGTGAACAAGAAGCTAATAAAAAAATGTCTGAACTTTTAAATTAAATATTATGGGGACTAAGTTAACTAATAAAGAAATTCAGGACAGTATTAAAAAAGAAGCTGAAGAAAAGCTTTCCAAAAAAATAAATAAATTACAAGACAAAAAAGATATTAAGAAATGATAAAATCAATTTACTTTCCTGATAAAACATATTCAACTAAAGAAGAATTGTTTAAAGATTTGCGAGACAATGCAGAAGATATTATGTCTTTGAAAAAAGCACAAATACAAAAGTCTTGCGAAAAAGGTTTGTCTGTAACTTGCAAATCTTTGGACTTGTTGAAGTTCACGGATCAGTTAAAAGGGATTAAAATTGATGATAATTATTGGTACATTGCGGTTAATACCACCAGAATACTAGACTCTCACGATGATTTGCATATTGATGGTATATGGAATAAAACAGTAAAAGACCAGCAGTATAAAAACTATTTGATTGCCGATCATGACCTAGAAATAGATAAAGTGATTGTAAAAAAGGAATACGTTGAAATGTTGATTGCTAAGATTCCATTCGCTTTACTAGGTAAAGATTACGAAGGGGAAACACAAGCTTTAATATACAAAGTTCCAAAAGATAAAATAATCAACAGAGTTGCTAAAGAATGGTTAGAAAGCGGTGATGATATAGAGGCTAGTGTTAGAATGCAATATGTTTCTTTGTTTTTTGCATTAGATAGTAATGATCCTGTTGATGCTGTAGCTAAGAAAAATTATGATGATTACATTGATACAATTGCTAATAAAAAAGACTTTGAGTATATCCCATATTTCTTTGGGATAAAAGAAGCTAAAAACGTAAAAGAATCTAGTTTAGTTGTTTTTGGGAGCAACTCAACAACTGGAGTAATATCAAACAATAAACAAGCCGAGAAATCACTTGAGGATAATAAAGAAGAGCCGTTAGAATACACTCAGCAGACGAAAAAAAGAAGACAAATTTAATTAAAAATTAAAAACTATGTTTAAGTACAAAAGTCAAGAAGAAATTGACAAAATGACTTCTGCTGAAGCTGAAGCTTACGCAGTTGCAAAAAGAGAGTTCGAGCAAGCAGAGCAACAAAAATCTTTAGACGCATTAGCTGAAAAGATGAAAGAAGAGTTTAAAGGAGATTTAGAAAAAGCAAACAAAGCTGTTTCGGATATGCAAGAAATCATTAACCAGATGAAAGAGACCGCTGATGGTAAAGAAGCTATCCAAAAAGGCACTTTTGTTACTTTCGTTGAGAAAAACGTAGAAGAGTACACTAAAAATCCTGAGAACAAACAGTATGGATCAAGCACTGTGATTAAGGTCGCTGCACTTATGACTACTGCAAACGTTACACCTAACGTTGCTGGAGGTTTTTCACCTTTATTTGGTAATTATATTGATACAGAAATAGGACACGTTCCAAAGCCTGAGAATATCATTTTACCATTGGTAACTGTTAAGACACAACCAGGCACTGAAAGTATTTGGACTTCTGACCGTATCAACGAAGATGGCGATGCTGCATTTATTGCAGAGGGAGCTTTGAAACCCTTAGCAGACGCAGATTGGACTTCAACAAAACATGACATTAAAGAGGTTGCTGTTAGATGGAAATTCACAAAACGTTTAATGATGCACGCTCCTGCAATTGTTCAAGATTTTCAAGAACACGCAAGGGAATTAGTAGACCAGAAAATTGACGATCAATTGCTAGACGGTGACGGATTAACTGTTAACCTTTCTGGATTAGAAACAGAAGCTTCTGCTTTTATTGTTCCTGCTGGATTGGCTGGTTATTACGTTGCTCCAAACATTTATGATGTAATTATGGCAATGGCTACACGTGTAAGATTGTCTAACTTTAAAGGGCAATTGACTGCTGTGTTGAACACTGTTTGGATGGCTAAAATGGCAGGTATCAAAGATGCTGAGGAAAGATATATTATTGCTCCTTTCGTTTCTCCTGACGGTACTCGTGTAGGTCAAGTAAACGTTAAGTTTTCTAATAAAATCGGAGACGATGCTATTTTGTTAGGAGATTTAAAGAAATTCAACGTTGTTTTTGCTGAAAACATCATGTACGATGAAGGATATGAGAATGACGATTTCTCTAAAAACTTAGTTTCACGTAAATTAGAAGCGTTCTTAGGAACTTACATTAAAGCTTCTGACGCTGGAGCTATATTATTTGGAGATATTTCAGATATCCAAGACGATTTAGTAGTAGTAACACCTTAATTTTAAATAAAGATGGCAAAAGAAGAAGTTAAAAAAGTATCAGAAGGACAAAATCCAGACGGAGTTAATTTTGACGCAAAAGAAATGATTTCAAAAAATGCAGAAGCAAAAACTGTTATTCGTTACAAGGATAGAGTAAAAGTGAGACTTTTAAAAGATACAACTTACCAAAAAGCAGGTAAAGAATATTCTCCTCACAAAATTAAAGCTGAAGCATTGGTGAATCAAAAATTAGCCGAATACGTAAAATAAAAATTAAGTAAATGTACATAATAGACGACACATATTTTCAAGCTCCTAAAAGAGAAGTTCCAAATTTGGACGAAGCAGACAGCAAATCGTTTGCCGAACTAGAAATGATTATTGATGATAAGTGCCGTCTATTGTTTACTTATTTTTTAACTCCTGAGCAAATAACGCAATTTGAAAGTTATCTGGTTAGCGGTATTTTTCCAACTGACACTACTGGTATTCCTCAGAAATGGATTGACTTAGTAAACGGAACTACTTATCAAAAAAATGATGTTAGTTTAGTTTGGAAAGGATTGATATTTGAAAGAGGAACTTACAAAGGGTCGTTGTTGGCTGATTACGTTTATTCGTTTTGGCTGGAATCACAGGTAAGTTACATGACTGGAGTTGGTGACTCAAAGGCGAACCCAAAGGGAGCTAATTTAGTTAATCCAACCCAAAGATATGTAGGTACTTGGAATGAGTTTGTTAAGGCTTATCAATCTGATTACGGCCGTGGGTGGGTAGATTATGATTATACTATGTCTAGAATTTATCCTTGGTTTTGGGAATATAGACAAAACCAAGAAGTATCATTGATTCAATTCCTGCAAGACAACGAAACGGATTATCCAAACGACAATCGAAAGTTCTTTGAAGTAAAAAACCAATTAGGATTATGATAGTTTCTGAAACAATTTTAAGAGATATTTTTTCACAGTTACCGTCTTACATAGACAGTAATTCAAAATTATTTCCAATAAGATATGAGTGGGGAGATCAACCTGATTTGTTATTGTTTCTTAAAACTATAAAGGATAACAAATATCCTTTAGTTTGGTTGGTAAACGGAGACGAAACAGTTGATAGAGTACGTCACACGCTTACAAGACGATGCAGATTAATTTTAGCTAAGGATAGCCAGCACGTAACTAACAGAAATCCTACAGTTTGGGATACTGAGTTCGTAAATTGCTTAAATCCATTGTTAGAAAACGTTTTGAAAGCATTAGACAGGTCAGGAGTAACGACTATTTTAAGTATTGAGAATCAAAGACGAGAAGCTAACTATACTGAGGAAGATTTAACTAAAGCTACTGATTTCTGGAACGTGATAGTTTTAGATATTAATGTTTTGTTTAAAGAAAAATCAGACGGTACAGCACAATGTATTAACACCATTAAATTTACATAAAATGGCAGAAAAGACCGATTACGAAGTAAGCATGGATAACTGGGTAAAAGAACAGGAGAATTTGATTTCTACTTTTGAATTGAACATTGAGTACTTAGAAAACGAGATTTCATTAAAACAGCAAGCTTTGTCTCTTAATATCCACTCTTTAGCTCATGAAAAACAAGTTTTAGAAAAACATTTAAACAAAAAGTAAAATGGCAGAAGATAAAAAGCAGGAAGAAAAGCCTGTGAAAACAACAAAATACAAAGTTAAAAAAGAGTTTACTCTTGATAAGCTTTACAAAGTAGGTAGTGCTATTGAATTGCCGAACGGAAAAATAAAAGAAACATTAATTTCTAATAAATTTATATAATGGCATTAGAAGATCAAATTAACAAAGTAGACTGTTCTGGCGCTGGAGTTATTGGAACAGGGTTAGCAGGATGCAGAATCGATAGACAGAGAGTTACGGCTTTAGGTTTGTTGAAAAAAGGTTTTGTGTTTTCTGAAGAAATTACAAAAGAATACTTAAGAGAACTGCAACAAGACGGAACATTGATTATGTTGCAAGGTGTTGTTTCTTTTGCTGATAATACAGCAGAAGATACTATTATCACTCGTGAAGGTTCTGGAATTAAAAAAGTAGCTGGTAAGATGCCGTATGAGTACGCAGCCACTTTTGACAACGGTATTAACTTTCACAAAGCATTGACATCGTTATCTTCTTATGAGGCATACGATTTAATCCTTTTTGACGTTGATAATACTCTTTGGGGAACTACTCCAAAAACAGGAGGATTGAAAGGTTTGACTATGGGTATGTTTGAAAACGGTAAATATACTGGTTCAAACGGTACTGATTCAGCTAGTCAGGTTGTAACGTTTCAATTGATTAATCGTATTGAGTGGGATATGTATGCAGGATGGATTGAAAACAACGAACTTGATTTTATTTATACTGAGTTAACAGGAGTAAATGAAGTTTTAGTAACGGTTGATCCGATTGTTGCAGGAACTTCAATTGTAGTTAGCGCTTACTTGCTAGATAAAAGTCATTCGGTAGAAGGATTGTTATTTGGTGATTTTAAAGTGACTAAAAACGGTACAGCTAATAATCCAACAGTTGCGGCTTATAACTCAACCACAAAGAAATATACATTAACAGTACCTGCTTTATTGGCTGCTGATATTGTAACAGTTTCTTTAAACGGTACTATTCTAACTCCTTTGGATGTTTTATACAAATCAAATACAGCCACTGCTGTAGTATCTTAGATTACTGATTGATTTTAATATTAAAAGCCGTTGCTAAATGTAACGGCTTTTTTTTGTATTTTTGATGTATGACATCTATTAAAGATAAAATAAAGGCTTGTGACTACGTTCTTGCAAATATATTGGATGAACAGGAGCGAATTATTTACAGAAATGAAGCTAAAATTATAGCCTTAAATAGTAGTCAATTCGATGATGGAATGGGGAATGATGGTAAGCCGTTGTTTAATAAGAATCCAGTATTTGATGGTGTTTATTCGTTAAGTACCGCATTATCAAACGAAAGAAAAATTGCAGGTAATTTGTATAATTTCTATGTCACTGGGGATTTTTTAAGAGGTTTGCAGTTAGAAGTTAGACCTAATTTAGTTCAGTTAGATATTTTTTCTACAGGAATAGGAACAGGAGACAAATCTATTTTCTTTACTGGATATACTAATTTATTTGGATTGAATAAAGAAAATAATAGAATACTAAACTACGAAATAATAAAACCTGAGTTGATTAAATGGATAAAAAGATACTTATGAAAACATCACCAATAAAAATGCAGAGAATAGACTTCTTAAGTATTCCTAATGGATTCAAATTTGAAGAAAATGATACTATTTACAACTATCTACAAGATGGTTATTTTGTTGAATTTCCTAACGAAAACTTAAAGGACTTTATGTTTGGAGAGGTGTTTAATACATTTAAGATCATAACATGAAAAAAGTTAATTCATTACCTAACCATTATTCTACTATAGACCACTTGACGCTTTATAGATGGGATAAATACACCCAAACCAAGGATAATAATTGGTTTTTGGTAGATTACGACGGTAGACAAAAAAAAATATCTTGCCCTGAACTTGACAAAGTAGAGGAATCGATACAAGACCAGTATTTTAAAGCAATTGATGATAGATCATTTTCATTGAAAATACAGAAATGGGCTAAAATAGATGCATTAAAATCTAAGTACAAAATCGTCGATTCGCTTCTAGAGTTTATGTGGATGGGATTCGGAAACGACATAAAAGAACAGGAGCAAAGGTTTTTAATCATTAAAGAGTTAAGAAAATGGGGATTTAAGTTTCCAGAATTAAATAGCCTTGAAGCTGATAAAGAATTGATAATAAATTTTAGAAAATCACTAGAAGGTATTAGTACTCAAATTGCTTTATTAGCTAATGAATTAAAAGACGATGGAAGAAAAGAAGCCAAGAATTTATATGCTCAAATAGTTATTGCAAAGTCAGCACTTCCAAATTACGAAATGAATCCTAGAATAATGGTTCTTTCTGAATGGATAGAGATTTGTAAAATGATACACGAAATATCTAAAAAAAATTAAATTATGGCTGACGAAATAGAAATTGGCTCAAAGGCGATAAAGCAAGTACAGGATTTAAGAGCTGAATTAATTAAACTTTCTCAGGAGGTTATGAATGTGAACAAAAACACAATCAATATAACTACTCCTGGAGGATTGAATAAATCAGTGAGCGATAACGCTAAGGCTGGAGTTGAGATAGACGCTTTAAAAGCTAAATACGTATCTCTAAGTGATACTATTGTTAAAAAAGCAGAGCAAAGCAGATTAGCAGAAATTCGTTTACAACAACAAAGGGAAAAATCATTTGATTCATTTGAGAAAAACGCTAAAAAAGAAGAGGTTGCATTAATAAAAGCAGAAGGAGCTTATCAAAGAATCCAAAATAGTTTAAACTTACTGACTAAAACATATAATGATTTAGCAATAAGAAAAGAGCTTGGGAATACATTAACGGCAAAAGAAGAAAAACAACTAACTGCTTTATCAGCTAGAATTAACACTTATCAAACAGCATTAAAAAACACAGATACTCAAATAGGTAAAAATCAGCGTAATGTTGGAAATTATGCCAGTGGTTTCAATTCATTAGGAAATTCTATAAATCAATTAACCCGTGAAGCTCCTGCTTTCGCTGTGTCTTTAAATACGGGTTTTTTAGCCTTATCAAACAATATTCCGATATTTACAGATGAAATTATAAAGCTAACCAACGCCAATAAGGAGTTAGCAAAAAGCGGACAGCCAACAAAATCTGTTTTAGGACAAATTGCAACTTCTTTTTTCTCTTTACAAACCGCTATTTCATTAGGAGTTACCTTGCTTACTTTATATGGAGGTGAATTTTTAAAATGGATTTCTTCAGTATCAAAAGGGTCTGACAGTATAAAAAGCTTAAAAGAGAATCAAACATCACTAAACGAAGCGATAAAAGAAGGTAACAAGGATGCTGCAAAAGAAATAAGTCAATTAGATATTTTATATAAAACAGCTACTAACGTTGCTTTGTCTACTGAGCAAAGACAAAGAGCAGTTAATAAATTACAAAAAGAATACCCTTCTTATTTCGCCAATATTCAGGATGAAATTATATTAAACGGTAAAGCAAAAGATTCTTATGTTTTATTGCGTGAAGCTATTTTTGACTCAGCAAGAGCTAAGGCGGTTCAGTCTGAATTAGAAAGCAGAGCTAGCGATAGACTAGAAAAAGAATTAGGAATAAGAGAAAGTATTGCTGAACTTGAAGAAAAATTAGCAAAACAAAGAGCTAATCCAAGAGCGTTTTTAGGAGGAGAAGATAATGCAGAAATATTTTCAGCTGAAGAGGTTACTGTCAATTTGCAAAAAAACTTAAACAAAAGAAGAAAAGAATTAGAAGATTTTAGAAGAAGATCGTTGCAAGAAGATGATTTATTGCTTAAAGCAAAAGAAAAATTCGAGAAAAACTCTGCTGTATTGGAGGCTGATAGAATTAAAATAACAGAGCCAAAAATAAAAAAAGAAAAACAGGATAAGCGAGAAAAAATAGAGGCTTTAAATTTAGAAAGTATTGCTATTGGAACAACAATACAACAGCTAGACAAGTATATTGACATGCTTGAAACCGAACTGATTTTAAATGCAGGAAACGAAGAAGCTTATAAGAATATAAAAATAGCTTTAGAACAGGTAAATAAAGCTAAATCAGATTTAATAACAGGAAACGGAGAAATTATATCTACGGCAAATATAAAAGAAGTGTCTACTGAGTTAGAGGTTTTAAAAACTCAGCTAACCGACTTACAAAAACAGTATTTAGAATCATTCTCTAGCGAGTTTTTTCAAAATAGTGGATTTTCCGAAACATTCAAAATGCTTAACGGTGATATTGATGGATTTGGAAAAAACTTTGCAGTCACATTTAACGCAATAGCAGAAAGCGCACAAGAGGCATTTAATTTTATATCAAACGCTAGTCAACAAAATTTCGATGCAGAAAGAGAGCGTTTGCAGAATCAATACGATATAGCATATGAATTCGCAAACGGGAACAAAGCAGCGCAAGAAAAGTTAGCATTAGATTTAGAAAAGCAGAAAAAAGATATTGCTAATCGTGAAAATAAAGCTAAGCAAAAACAAGCTATATTTAATATTGCAGTTGACACCGCGCAGGCTATAATTGGATTATGGGCTAAACCTGGGTTTCCTGCTGCTATTCCATTGGCTGCTGTTGTAGGCGCCTTAGGAGCTGCACAGATTGCATTAGTAGCAAGTCAAAAAATACCTCAGTATTGGATGGGGGGAACTCACGACGGTGGTTTAATGATGGTTAATGACGGATCAGGAAGTAATTACAGAGAGACAATTGTCACTCCAGACGGAAACATTCATAAGCCACAGGGTAAAAACGTAATAATGAACGCTCCAGCAGGAACTGAAATATTTACACACGATCAATGGTCGGAGCAAATGAATAATATGTTACAAGGAAACGGAATTAATTGGAGCTTACCACAGCATCACAAATCAGGTATCACAAAAGAGGACATGAAAAGCGCAATGATTGAGGCTATTGGAGAACAACCTCAATATCATTCTAATTTTGATGCCAATGGTGCGACATCCTACATAATGAAAAAAGGAAACATTACACGTTCGGCAAGCAACAGAGGAAACTCTATTAAAACAAGATTTTCATAATGGCGGGAGAAAAATTCTATTTGATATTCAGTGAACAACCAAATAATCGCGTTCAAATTAACGAACCGATAAACTATTCTGAAGTAGATTTCGTTCTCGAAAGACGCAAGAACGGAATGGCTTTAGACGTTTCTTTGTCTGGCGGCTCAGTAAGTTTTAGATTTACTATGTACAGACACGGATCGGCTTTCGACCAAATATTGTATTACGCGCACAGATACGGTTTTGAAGCAAACATAAAACTTATAATTGTTCTTTCTACTGGTCAAGAATATACAGGTGAATTAGATTTTGCAATGGCTGAAACCAACGACTTCAATTACTTTGAATGTCCTGTTATTTTAGAAAGTCAAATGCAGATTTTTAGACGTAGAAGCGAAACTAAAGTAGATTTGTTTTCTAGTTTAAACACAGATAATGAATCAATAGAGACGTTAACACCTATTAATATGTTGTTGCAAGCTAAGCCGACTTTGCAGACTAGTAAGTGGACACCAATTACAGAATCAAAATTTTACAATACGCAAAATATTAGAGCTGCTGTAAATATTTGCCAGAACTTATCCTTGTCAGGCATAGAAGATTCTTTAACTTTTCTATCCGATAATCGCTTTTATAATAATGACGATAATGTAAACAGACAAAACTTTATGCTTATTAAAGCGCAAAGCAATCTTAAAAACGTTAAAATATTAATAAAAGGATTGGAATTTACGACAACAAACATTGGAGAATTATTCTTAATGGTTGATAGTCAAAAAATATTACTCAGAACTTTTCCAGCAAACGCTCCTATTTGGACAGGAGATGTAAATTACAATATTCCTGAGATGAGTAGAAATTCTGAATTAGCAATATTTTTTAGAGTAGCCGGTCAAATAAATATAAAAAACGAATATATTGAAATAACAGCAGAATCAACCGCTTACAATTCGATAGTTCCGTGTTTTCGTTTAATAGATGTAATGAAGCAAATTGCAAAATCAACATCAGGACTAGAAGTATTTGCGCCCCGTTACGATGTTGGTGGACAGCACTACGACACTATATTAACAAACGGTAAAATGCTAGGAGGAAATATTACAGATCCGTTTTATGTTAGTTGGGATGATTTAGAAAAATCTTTTATTCCAGAACACAATGCGGATTCCTACATACAAATAGATAAACGGGTATTCGTTGGTAATGAAGATGATTTTTATACAAATATTGAATGTGGCTTTTTTAATAATACTCAATTCTCGGGATTAAATAGAAAGCCTAATCCTTTATACATGCTTAATGATTTTGGTTTTAAGTATGAAAACTACCAATCAAAAAAAGAAATTACAGAGCCTAATTCGGAAAGTACAATTCACGGAGAAAGTAAATTTACACCTTTCAATAAAAGAGTTGAAAATGCACGTGAATTGACAGTTAAATGGATTCGTGATGCAATATTGTTAGATGTTCAGCAGAGGTTATCCACTAAAGTAAGCAAAGATACAGCAACGCAGGACGATGACAAGATTTTTGCCATTGATACTATTGCGACAGAAAACGATCAGAAATTCACTGAGTCTACTAATTTACAGCATTCATTCGGAAATGGTCAATTATCATTAAGAAGTAATGGCGATGTTAATTTTATAGTTTTAGGAATCAGAGAGAATTCTTCTTTTACAATAGAATACCCAGATGCAAACGCAGGAGTTTATAATGTTGTTTCTGTTGTTAACACTGAATTGATATTAACAAAAACTAGCGGAGGTTCAATTTCAGCATCTAATGATGGTATACGATTGACTAAATATACATACGAAATCAAAAAAGAAACAATTCCGTTAACCAACAGAACTAATCAAGGGTTTAATGTTATTTTAAATTTATTGTCTCCTGACAGATACAGCAATTTACGTTACTCAGTTCAAAGAAATATTCGTAACTATTGGAATAGATTTTTAGCAACTGTCAATATTTACCACAAAGACAAAGTTCTAAAGAATACATTTTATAAAAACAATGGATTATGCGAGACTGAATACGCAGGATTAAGAATTATTGAAAAAGAGGACTGGACACCAACTGATCCAATTGTAACGCCTTATATGTATGAAGATGTAGTTTTTGCGAATGTTGATTTTGAAAAAGTTCTTACAATGTGGGATAGCTTAAGAGTTAACCGTGGTTTTATCCGAACTATAGACAACAACAACCGTGTTTTAAAGCTTTATCCGATTAAAATGAGCTACGAGAACAAGAACAGACAATTAACTATTTCGGGTCAGGAGAAGTTCGAAAAATCATATTTAACCATTACTAAACAGAACGGAATCATTACGATTAACGACGAAACTAGATTACGCAAATTGATTTATGATAAAGTTGTGTTAGACAGAGATAAGCAGGTTATTTTATATGATTTAGAAAGACAGCGTTTATATAATGGAGTATATTGGGATAAAGTTTCAGTAAACGGAGCGATTCCAGAAACTATAGAAATATTAAAAAGTTGGTTGGATTTGTTGTAAGTTTTTTGTATATTTGTAATTCGTTGTGGGGTTCTCGATGGACTGAGAATCAATCTAACGAAAAAATAAGACAAATCTTTTTGATTTTAAACCGCTCTAAAACAGGGCGGTTTTTTTATGCAAAATATTTTAATTAATTGTCATTTAATTAAAAATAAGTATTATATTTGTAGTGTAATAATCAATTAAAAACCAACAGTTATGAAAAAGTCAGAAATTATCAAGTTAGTAGCATTTTTTACATTAGTATTAATCATTGCGGTTAAAATGCAATCTTAAAAGAAAAATATATGAATTTTATTGAACGCCCAAAAGAAACTTTTAATAAAGTTAGATTTTTAGATTATTATATGGAATGCCACAAAGGTTTTATTGCTGGTGGATGTTTCAAGAATATATTTAAAAATCAGAAAATAAAAGATTTAGATATTTTCTTCGAGAATGAAAAAGACTTTTTAGAAGCAGTTGAACACTTTAAAAGTAATGAAAATTACATTTTATCATACGAAAACGACAATACAATTTCGTATAAAAACAAGAATACGAATATTAGAATTGAACTAATAAGAAACACATACGGAACTGCCGAATAAATTATTTCAAAGTTTGATTTCAGTATTACAAAATTTGCATACGCAAGAAAACAAGAGCCAGAAGGAGTTATTTATTATAACCTACTTGTAGATACTTTTTTTGAAGATATGACAAACAACAAGCTTGTTATTGATGGAGATTTACTATATCCTGTTAGTAGCTTTGAAAGATCGTATAGATACAGGACTTACGGATTTGGATTATGCAAAGAAAGTAAGGCTAAATTAATCGAAGCATTAAAAAACTCAAACACAGACGACTTGAGTAATGACTTATATTTTGGAATAGATTAAACAAAGTAACCATGGCTGAAAACACAAAAGGAGCAGGAAGAAAACCTATCCCAAATGGAATAAGAGTAACTTATATTATTCCAAAAGAAAACAAACAAGCTGTAAGTGATTTAGTTAAAAGCTATCAGGATGCAGCGAAATTAAAAGAATCACTTAAAAATAAGAATTTATGAAAAATATAAAATACATGTTGTTTTGGATTATCTCAATTTACGTTTTTGAATTGGGATTAGGTTATTTAATATCGATAGTTTGGGACGAAAAACTTTCTAGCGTAACACATAATGCTATGTTGCTTAGTTTCGGATTTTTAATAGGTGTGATTTGGATGAGAATTAAAAACAAATAGTTATGAAAATTACAAAAAACATATTTAGACAACTCATACTTGGTAAAATATTAGACGATGTACCTATCTCTGAAATGTTTGAAGAAAAACATAGAGAAAAAATAAAACAATCTCAAAAAATAGCTACGGAAATAATTGAGTTTGCGGAAGAGCATAAATTATTTAAAGATGATATAGTATGAAAAAAGAACAGGAATTTAGAATTAACGAATATTCGGATCATTTTACGATATCAAAAAAAGTAATAGTAGAAAAATACAAAACAATATTTCACATGTTTTTTTGTATGCCACAAAAAACAGAAGGCTGGCATTTAATAAACAAGAACGGACAAGCATTAAGCGTTTATAATTGTAAAACTGAAACAAAATTTAATACAAAAGAAGATTGTTTAAAGTGGATAGAATATTATAAAAAATATCCAATATATCATTACGTTAACTAAATTTTAAAACCTACATAATACTTGTAGGTTTTTTTTATATCTTTACGATTCAAAGCAACGATGTGAATCAGGGCGATATATGGCACATAAACCAGTAATAAATCTTTTTAAGTCGTTAGAAGAAGCGATGTATTTTAAAAACTCCCAGATAAATACTCAATTTATCTTCTCGGGAGTTCAAGTCATTCCAAATAATCCAAATAAATACATTCAAGTAACAAATACGCCAAACGGAATCAATTTAGAAGATTGGACTGTAAAGGTGATGTCTATCTGTGGAGAAGAATTAGGAGATATTACTGACTCGTTTATGGTTGAATCGTTAACCAATTCTGACAACGGAAACCCTCAGTTTTTTTGGAGTTTACAGAATATCACACAGGATTTTGGTTTCGGATTGATTTACATGCAAATCACACAAGCAGTTGGAGAAACTTTCTACTCACAACCGTTTAAAATAACTTCAATAAACGAAGAAAAAGTAACCCAGATAAATTATAAGTTCAAAGAAACAGACGAAATTCAATCAATGGGGTTTTCTATTTGGTATGATGATGAAGATTTATTGCAGGAACTAACAACCTATTACGAGGAATCTACTCAAAGCTGGGTATCTGCTAGTATGGAACAGGGATACATTGAAATGTGGCAAACTGAATTGATGCACAAATCTGTTTTACTAAAACTAAAAGAAATACTAGGACTGCCGTTTGTTTACCTTAATTCAATTAGAGCAAGTTTAAAAGAAGCATCCGAAACTCCTAAAAAAGTAGCGCAAGAAAACTTTGCAGAAATGACTTTTGTTTTAAATTTTCACCCAAACGATATTTTTACACAACCAGAGGCGAGTAATGGGGATTTCTTGGATGTTGACTGGGATACTGATGATTGGTTAATTTACATATAAAATTATATTATGACAAGAACAGAAATACAAGTTTTAATAGATGCAATTGCTGATGGAGTGCCTAATACGGCTCTTAAAGTTAGAACTGTGCTCAACGCTATTGCAGATGGCTCTGGAGTCAGCGGTGACGTTAAAGAAATTGATGTTGCTACTTCTTATATTGCTGCTAATTTCGACCCCACAGGACTAGGAATTAACGAGCGTTTAGGATGGGCAATTTGCAACGGAAACAACGGAACTCGTAATAGAAGCGGGCGTGTAGCAATGCAATACAGTACAACATATCCAACATTAGGAGCAACAGGAGGAAGTGAAAACGCTGTTTTAGTTCAACACAATCACGCAATGGGCGATCAATCAGGATCTTCTGGAAGCGGAACGACTAATATTAGATATTTAGGCAGGGAAATAGAAAGCAATACACTTGGCATTCCTTATACTGATAATGCAGGGGAATCTGGAGTGGGTAAAAATATGCAACCTTACATTGTGACTTTAATGATAATGAAACTATAAAATGAAAGGCTCAAATGAACATATAGGAAAAGTTTTTACGTTAAAAAACAATATAACAGCCACCGTAATAAATTATAAAGGAGCAAGAAATGTTGACGTAATTCTAAGTAATGGTTGTATTATAAAATCTATAACAATAGGTAATCTAAAAAATAGACAAGTTTCAAATCCTTTAGAAATAACAGCTTATGGAGTGGGGATATTTGGACAACCTGACACGAACTTAAAACACTTTAAAAAAGCTTATTTGACGTGGAGAGGAATTATGGGAAGATGTTACGATGATAATATTCAAAAGAAACAGCCTACATATATTGGGTGCAAAACTGATGATGAATGGCATTTTTTTCCAAATTTTTTAGACTGGTATTCAAAAAAATATATTGAAGGATATGAGCTGGACAAAGATATTTTAATAAAAGGCAATAAAATTTATTCTCCAAAAACGTGTTGTTTTGTGCCAAAAGAAATAAACACACTGCTAACTAATAGTAAAACAACTAGAAACGGACTAATAGGTACTTATAAGTTAACAAACGGAAAATATTCAACTCAAATAACTATTGACTCAAAAACAAAATCTTTAGGTCGTTTTAATACAGAGTTGGAAGCTTTTGAAAAATACAAACAAGAAAAGGAGGGTCATATAAAAGATTTAGCCCTACTATATTACTCTAATGGTATTATTTCTGAAGAGTGTTATAACGCATTAATTTGTTATGAAATAAATATTAACGACTAAGCTATGAATCTATTAACAATAACAAAAAAACCTGTTGGTTACTTTGATTTCGTGGTTAACGGAAACGTTGCTGATATTGTGACTAATAATAGAAACAACCTGCTTGGCTATAAAGAGTTTTGTCATTTCAAAACAGATAATGGGGCAAACATAATTAAAGAACAGAATATTGTTTTTTCAAACGTTACTTTGATTGATGGAGTTTCTTTACCTCAGGCGGTTTCAATGGATGATTTAATACTGAAACTTGAATCAATAGGGTTCTTTGATTGGCAAACTGAAGGCGGCGGTACTGGAGTTAATAGATTTGACGAATTAGAAGATACTTTTAGTTATTTTGGAAAAGATGGTCAAGTCCCTGTAGTAGACGAGGCACAGTTAAGACTTATTGCAAAAGTATTGCCGAATACAGATTATTTAAACCTTTTTCCCACTACTTTAGTCCCTGGAACAATATTACAAGTAAATTCTACAGGGACATCTTTTGAGTTAGTTAATCCGCCAGCAGGAGCAAACGGATATGTACAAATTTTTACTTACACAAGTCCAGACCCGCAAGAATTCACATTGGCAACAACAGCAAGCTTAATTTCTGTTGTAATAAACGGAACTGTTGTAGATCCAGTAGACTGGTTACAATCAGGAAATCTACTTACAATACTGCCAACATGGACATTAAACACTAATGATAGAGTGATAGTTACAGGAGTAATATAAACCAATATAAACATGAAAAAAATACTTTTTTTACTTTTAATTACCGTAGCGAGTTACGGTCAAACATATCCAGTTAACCCGACTAAATTCGGAAAGATTTCTTTGAATACCAACGGAGTTTCGACTTCAACGACAAAGATTAATACCCAAGAATCTGACGGACAAATAAACTATATTGATGCGGTTAATTTACCTGTACCTACATCTGTGATAAATGCTATTAAGCAAAAAGCAGATTTATCAACAGGCTTGTTAAAAAACGGTTTAATATCAATTAACGCAGATCCTACAAAATTTAATATATCTGCTGGAATAGGCATAATTTCTAACTTCACAAATCCAGAAATACCAGTAAGTACAATAATTAATTTTCCTGCATTTACAGCAGTTACACCAACTTATTTAACCACTGGAAATATTACTTATATAGCTATAAATAGCACTCCATCTGTTGTAATGCAAGCCTCACCTTTTACGCCCGAGCAAAGGCGTGATTTGATAGTTTTAGGCGCTGTAGTACATTCTAATTTAACAAATATAAATGTAGTTAACAACATATCCGCTCCATCAAATGCAGTAGGGAATCAGTTACATGATTTTATTGAAGCTGTAGGGGCTTTGAATTTAACAGGCAATAAATATTCTGCCAACGGAGCAAATTTAGCATTAAATAAAAGCGCTGGAACTATTTTTAAGTTTGGGGTAAATTTTGCTAATGATTGGAAAAACCCTCACGAAATATCACAATTATCAGAAACAGCTTTAACTTTTAGGTATAGAACTCAAAACGGAACTGAAGGAACAGACAGGATAAACTTAAATCCTGCGCTATATGATTTAAATAATGTTTTAACTTCTGTACCAAATAATAAATTTACAATTCAGACTGTAACTATGTTTCAAACTGGATTGACTAGAATCCAATATGGTCAAAATGTATACGACGATATACAAAGCGCTCAAGCAGCAATATTTACACGTGACTATAATGTGGAATCGAACATCAAGGAAAATGGAGTTACTAGAGCTTATATAATTCTAAAAAATAATACAACTTCTTTACTGAATGCTAGTGATTCAAAAATAGTAGAGGCTCAGAAATTTGGAGGAATTGCTTCTGGTGGCGTAGCTTTGACATTCGCTAATGTGGTTAGCGCTTTAGGATATACTCCAGCTAACGATTCTGATGTTTTACATAAAACATTAGACGAAACAAAAATCGGAAACTTATCTGTAATAGGAAGATTTAATGTCTCCACAGGAACTTCTTTTACCAACACTATATCTTCTTTAGGTTCTGGCAATGTTTATTTTCTTAACGACCAAGAGGGATTCAATACCCCTGTATTAGTGGGAAAATCCTCTAACTCAATAGGATTATCACTGATGTCTTCAACTCCTGACGACAATATGACTGACGACATGAGGTTCAGTGTAAGATCTCTTTTAGGAACAGATTTCACAGATAATACTAAAAGCGCTTTTAACTTTGTTAGAGGTGGGGCAAATTCATTACTTAAAATATTAAGAAACGGAAATTCGACATTGAACGGGTCATTTAGTGTTGTAACGGATTTAAGTCAATTGATGCTGAAAACTGCAACAAATCCCAACAAACAATTACAATTAGGGTATGACCAGTCGGGAAATTATGGTTACATCCAATCTATTGAAACAACGGTAAATTACAGAAACCTATCCTTAAATCCTGATGGCGGGAATGTTTTAATCGGTCAGACTTCAGACAATTTGACGGACAAATTACAGGTAAACGGTAGCGTATATGCAACTATATTTAAAGGTAGTGCAATTTTAACAGGCGCACCAACAGCACCAACAGCAGCACCAGGAACAAATACAACTCAGGTTGCCACAACGGCTTTTGGATTCGCTAATTTTTTAGCATCATCAGGGAATCAGACATTTACAGGAGTAAAATCAGCAACAAATACAGGGAATAGTGTAACAAATGGATTTACCTTAACAAACTCAGGAACTACAGGGAGCAGGGTAATTAACGGTATATCTAACGGTTCTGGTGATTTTATGAGAGTTGACATATCATCTTCCAGCCGAGCGGTTTTTATAAATAATTCGTCCAGTAATTCGGCTATATCGGTCGCAAACATATCGGGAACTTCAGGAGTTGCTTTTTCCGCTGATTCAGAACCTACTGCTACTGGAGATTTGTATCAAGGAAAGAATAACGGCACGTTAGTATATAAAGTTAAAAAAACAGGAGAGGTGACGGCACCACCTGCAACAGTTGATACTGAATTAGCAACATTAGGACAGGTTAAAGCGATAAGACCTTACAAAGTCTATTCAGCCTTAGTTAATCAAACAGGGACAAGTGCGCCCACGGTAACAGTTTTAGAAAATACACTAGGGGGGACGCCTGTTTTTAGCTATGTAGCACCAGGTTTTTATTTTGTAACTTTGTCAGGAGCATTTCCAGCAACTAAAACACATTTATCAATTACGCCATCTAGCACTACAGGAAACTATGCGATTCTAAGAAATACGGACGATGTAATAGTAATTAGAACACAGGACAATGGGACAATGCCATTTACCGATGCAGATGGTAAGTTGTTTAATAATTCAATTGAGATTCGGGTTTATAATTAATTAACAAATTAAAATAAATATAAAATGAAAACAAGAATTATCACATGGTTAGTTACGTTGGGCGCTTTTTTAGATACTGCTTACGGTGTTTTATCGGAAAACCAAGGATTATTAGCGGAACTAGGAGTTTCGCCTAAGGTTACTAAAATTATAATGCTAGCTGGTCTGTTATGGACAGCGTTCAGTAAATCATTACAGACAAAAGTAGATATTCATTCAATTGCCACGCCACGTGTTCCAAAGAATAAATAACGCAATTACTTATATTCCCATTCTTTTAGTTTGGGAATATTTGTTTTTATTCTTAATTAAGGATACGGGATGGTACGCAGATAATCAACAGTTGATAGATGATATAGATAATTACATTGTTGGATTTTCTATAATTCATTTTTTGGCATTTATAGAAATATATTCCAAAAATAAAATAAGATACTTCTTTTGTCTGTTTTTAATTGTTCAATTACAATTAGTGTATTATTATGTAACTGAAAGTGTTTATTATTTTTTATATTTGTTAATCATAGCATATCCAATTATCAGAACATTTATTTAGCATGGACGAATCAAAAACATTATTAGGCAAAGTGGAGAGAATAGAACATCATTTCCAAGTTTATAAAAATGACATGGAAGATGTAAAAGGATCTATTAAAGACTTGAAAACTGCTATAATTGGAAACGATGTAAACGGTAATAAAGGATTTCTTCACTTACTTAATGAGATTGATTCTAAAGTTGATAACATGGAACAGAAAAATATATTATTAGAGGAAAATATGCGAAATGTAAAATTCATATCAAGAGGTTTTATTATGGGACTAATTGGATTTATATTTTGGTTATTTCAAAAAAATTAAGATTATGTACAAAAAATACAAATCACTTTTAGATAGATATGGAATCAATACACCGTTACGTATTGCACATTTTATGGCTCAAATAGAACATGAAAGCGGACTCAAACCTATTAGTGAGAATTTGAATTATAGTGTGATTGGTTTGCTTGGAACTTTTGAAAAATACTTTGAAAGTACTGGAATAGCTATTGACTACGCTAGAAAACCAGAAAAAATAGCAAGCAGAGTTTATGCCAATAGAATGGGAAACGGAAATGAAGCGAGTGGCGAAGGCTGGAGATACAGAGGTCGTGGATTTATTCAAATTACAGGAAAAGAAAATTATTTTAATTTACAGGTAGATACTGATTTGCCACTATTAAAAAATCCTGATTTACTCCTAGAAGAAGCTAATGCGATGTTATCAGCTTGTTGGTTTTGGAAAAAGAAAGGATTAAACTCTTTAGCAGATAAAGATTTGATAAAAGCAATCACTAAAAGAATAAACGGAGGATATAACGGTATTGAACACCGAAAAGAACTACTTACAAAATGGAAAAAGGAACTAAAAGTTTAATTTTGTCTTTCGCTATAGCTATTGGCATACTTATTGTATTAAGCTTATGAAAAAAACGTTATGGAAAATATTTGGAACAAAATCAGCAAGTTTTTATTTGGCAATTCTGGTGGCGGTTGGCGTTTTCAGTAGTTGCGGACACAGAACAACATCGTATTCAAGAACTGAAATTAAAACCGATACTCTACAATACAGTGGGCAATTCGAATTAAGGCAAAATAGCACGTTATTTGACGTGTTTTCGATTTATCCTATAGATAACACTAAGCCTATAATTTACAACGGGATTTCGTACTACAATGCTTCTATACGGTTTGATAAGTCGAAGTTTGAGAATATAGAAATAAAAGCAAAAGAGAATTTATCACAAGGAAGTGTTAGTTCCGAGTTGAAAGAAAAGGAAACAGAAAAGACCGATTACAGTAATGTGTATATCGGTCTGTTTTTTGTGTTTATTGGAGGTGTGTTATTATTCTTTAGATATGTTTATCTGCATTTGGTTAAAGTAAAGATGCCTAATTCTTAGTCTTGCTATAGATAATTTTTGTTTATGATTTATTATTTATAATATAATACTTCAATAAAACTTTTAAAGCTTTCAAAGTACATCCATATACTTTAATTTCACCTTCTTTATCCCATTGTTATTAATGGCTTTTGGATACTATCCACAACTACTATTTTAAAGTAATGAATATCCTCTTTTGATAGCAATTTATTCTGTGAATTGACGCAACAACCAATAAATAGTATTGGTATTAAAATTAATTTTTTCATAGTTATTTGTTTTTGCTTTATTTTTAAGGCTTAAGAATCAAAATGAGATAATCCTCTTCGTTCTTCATGACTTCTATGTTTGATTTTTCTTGACCTAAATAACTTGTTACAACACCCAATACCTTTAAAGGAATTTGTTCAGAAGTTAAACTGCATTTATTAGACTTTGTCATTAAAAGAGTAAATACATAATCATTTTTAATTACTTCAATATTTCCATATTTTAGCAATTCATTTGCCATTTCTACTATCATAATTTTATCTATTTAATTTTTAATTATCTCCCTCAATACCTTCAAATTATTCCCTGATACAGTACTAGGAATTACCCCTGTTGAATTGTATACGGTTAGTCCGTGGTTAATATCGTCTTTGCTGGATTTCTTCTTTAAAATGTTCTGATAGCATTTATCCAGATTTTTAAATGTTTCTGTTTGCTCTATTTCGGCAAATGTTACGTGTGTTTTCATATTTTTTCTATTTCTTGTTTTACTTTTTCCCAAAACTCTAATCTTTCGTAAAATATGGTATTGTAAGGAAAAAGTTTATTTTCTGAAATTATTTCATCAATTAAAATTAATACACATTCCCTTGTCTTTTTTGGGCTTGTATAGTAATTTTCATCATCCACCCATACCGTATTTTTGTTTAAGAAGTTTTTATATAAAAAATCAGCTTTTTCTTTCGGTGTCATAATCCATTATATATTAAATTAGCTTTTTTAATCGCTTCGTTAGTTGCTTGTTGGCGACTGTCAAAATTAAGTATATTCAATTCTATGTCCTCAAAGTTTATTTCATGCACTAAATATTTCCATATATTGCAAGAACAAAAAGAGCATTTAACAGAAATATAAATCCCAACCGAGTCAAAAAATTCGATTATTAAGGCGTTTAGATATAGTTCTATTTGAAGATCATATCGTTTATATGGGTAATTTATTTCAAACCACTTTTCAAAATCCTCTTTGCATTTTCCTGTTAGTAATTCACTCATAACTCACGTTGTTTTAGCATTGCATCGGCCATTAAATAAGCTCTTTTTGCTATAAAATCAGCTTCATCTAAAACACACTTAAGAGCCTGTTCTTTTTCTTTTTCTGTGACTTCTGAATCCCAATGCGTATTTAAAAATCTTGATTCGTTAAGTTCATGTATTTGTTGTCCATCATACATTTTGTGATTTAAAATAGTACCCATAGCGGCCTTTGCAAATTCATCCCTTAAAGACACATAATCTTCATTTCTTGCCTCAGAAGCATATTGACCATCTGGATTGTGCATTCTAGGATTACTTGGTTTTGTTTCTTCTGTTTTCATAACTCTACTTTTTTAATTCGTTATACGCTTTGATGATTGCATTTTCTGCTATTTTCTCGCATTCTTTTCGCCCTAGCTCATCGATAATCTTTTTTTGTACAAAAGGTATCAATCTTATTTTTTTTTCTCCCTCTGGTAATTCTTTTCGTCCTGCCATTGTTTATTTGTTTTATATTGAGTTGAAATATTCTTTAACAATTTTAAAATCAAAATTTTTAGAAATGTATTCAGAGTTATCTTCAACTGATTTTGAAACCTTTTTGTTAGGTTCTTGTTGCAATCTTATATTTTTTAGATGAATATTCAAATCTCCCCAAGTATTAATTTTACTAAAAACATCGTAATGGTTTTCTCTTAAATATTTCATTACTCCATTCAATGCAGTTCCTGGGGCTTTATATCCGTGATTATATGCCATTTTCGGTAATTTTAAATTTTCTTAATTCGTTTTCAGTATTTTGTATTCTATTTAAAAATATATTTTGAAGACAAATTTTAATTCTGATTGATTCATCATCATTGAAATAGCATCCCGAGCTTTGAATTAAATCTGTTATTTTATTTTTTTCTTCTTTTACAACTAATTCATTAATAAAATTCAACTGTAATTTGTCAAATTCTAATGATGATATTTTTGTATTGATATTTGTAATTTCTTTTAAATGATTCATAATATTTATACTTTTATTTGTTCTCTGCAAACATACGAATAACATTTTAATTAAATGCAATTAAAATTATATTTTTATTGTTGTGTAATCAAAAACATTTCCATACATTTGCTTCGAACTTAAAAATTAAAAAGGTTATGAACAAGAAAGAAAAAATACAGAAAGCAGTTGATTTACTAAAAAAAGAGCAATTAAATACAGATATAGAAATAGCTCACTGTAATGCGGATGAAATACTCTTGGATTTGTTGGAGAAATTAGGATGCAAAGAGGTGGTAGAAGAGTTTAACAAAATAGAAAAATGGTACGCGTAATGAAAACAACCAACCTAGAACAAGCAAAGGAAATCATCAAGTTATTGGAAGATAATTTGGAGGGTAAAATTTCGATAAGAGGAAACAGTGTTATTGTGAATGCTGTTGAACTTAACCACACAGCAATACAAACTCTTCACAATATTATGCACGGTTATGTGTGTAAAGTGACGGTAAGTAAAAAATTAATTATAAAAATAGAGTTATGAGTAAAGAAGTAGAAGATATAATAAACTACATAGAGAATGATTCAGAAATAGCAATCCCTATTGATAGATTATTTAATCAAGATGGAACCCATATAACCAAAAAGGAATATGGACTTATTGTTATTGACATTTTATCCAAAGAGCTGAGAAGTAAATTTTGTAACGAAACCTTTAAAAACGATAAAAATGACTAAAGAAGATAAAATAAAAAAAGCTTACGGAGAAAGATACAATTCACATAATATTGATGGAAATGGATGGATGAGCTATAGTTTATGGATGCATTTTTTTAAAAAAGTAGATGAAGATTATGATGAATATGACGGTAGGACTATGAGGGTAAGACC